TTAAGAGTTATATCAACAAAAAATCATAATGAAAAATTGTCCAGTTGACATAGAAGGTTTGTACGAAGGCTATATTGCCCGTAAAAACGAAGAAAACTACAAAGAACGATACGAGGGTAGGGAAAGGTATTATCATGGCTCTGGTGCGGGTTCTTGCTCACGTAAGCTGTATTTTGAATCTGTAGACCAAGTAGATGCTACTAATTTTACAGATGAAAGAATAAATCGCTTACTACGTTTAGGAACGATTGTTCATGATGACTTACAAATCGCTTTAAAAGATATGGTAGTTTCCGATACTATATATAGTAATACTATAGATAGTAATACTATATATTGTAAAGAAAAAGAAATACATAATTTACAAAAAGAAAGTTTTGATTTTCATATTGAAAAAGAAGTTATCCTAGCAGACTTAAATGTCCGAGGTTTTTATGACCTCGTTGCGGTGTCTAGGACTACTGGCAAAGTTTTTCTTATAGACTTTAAAACCATGGCGAGTTACGCGTGGTCTCGTAAGTTTGGATATAAGAATCCAGACCCCAACGCTACGAAGCATCAAGAGATTCAGCTTGGAACTTATGGCTTGGCGGTTGAGAAAGAATTTGGTAGATTAGATGGGATGTATTTGTACTACTACAAGAAAGATGACTCACGTATGAGATGTGTGAGTGTCGGTCTTCATATGCTAAAAAGTGCATATAATTTTTGGGTAAATGTAAACAAAGAACATGAAAAAGGATTGCCTCAATTTAGGCAAGGTATCTCTCCAGTAGAAGACTGGAATTGCAGTTATTGCAAGTATCTTGACCATTGCAATCCTCCATTTCACAAAAGAAAAAAGTGATTCATACCATGATGCAATGCACAAGATGCAAAAAAAATAAATCGTTAGATGAATTTTACAAAAGAAAACAAAATAAATGCGGATACAGAAAGCCTTGTATCGAATGTCATAAAGAAGCATCTAAAAAGTATAGAGAAAATAATAAAGATAAAATTGATGCATATACATTGAAAAATAAAATTAAAATACAAAAATATGCTAAAGAATGGTATGAAAACAATAAAGATAGAGTCAATCAAGTAAATAAAGAATGGAAAGAAAAAAATAAAGAGAAAGTTAAAGGTTATCGTAAGAAGTATTATTATAACAATATTGATAAGATTAAAAGTTACAGATTAGAAAATTTAGAAAAAACAAAAGAATATAGAAAAAAATATAGAAAAGAAAATTTAGATAAAATAAAAAAGCACCTGCAAGAATATTATATTAAAAACAAAAAAGACATTCTAAAAAGAAACAAACAACATTATAATGATAATAAAAAAAATATACTAGAAAAGCAAAAAAAATACTATCAAGAAAATAAAGAAAAAGTATATGAATCTAATAAAAAATGGAAAGAAAAAAATAAAGACTATTTAAAAAAATGGTATCAAGAATATAAAAAGTACAATAGAGAGAATTTAACTGATGTTTATATTAGAGGAATTCTTACTAGTGATGGAGATTTAAAATCAAAAGATATACCTCAAATACTTATTGATGCTAAAAGAAATTTTATAAAACTAAAACAAGTAGTGAAAGGAGATGATAAACATGAAAAATAATAAACGTCAAATGGGGGATTTTAAAGACTTTGAAGAAATGGTAAAAGCACATAGAGGGGTGCTGAAGTCTTTAATTGATGGTGATGGATATTTTAGGAGGAATGAAGCTGTAGAAATCAACAATGGTTTTGGGAAGCAACTAAGCTATTTAAAGCTCAAGCTTGAGGCGTATAAAATGTTGCGAGAAACTCCTACAAAAGAAGAATTATTTTTATCATCTAAAAAAGAAGTAAAGGAGAATAGAGATGGCAAATAAAAAAAATAATACATTTAGCACACTTAATCAAATTAACGTGTCTAAATATGTAGAAAAGAAAGGTAACTTTAATTACTTGAGTTGGAGTTTTGCCGTTCAAGAACTATTAAAGGTTTGCTCTAATGCAACATGGGATGTACATACTTTCAAAACACCAGAAGGTATAGAACAACCATATATGCGAACAGAAACTGGTTACTTTGTACAAGTTACAGTCGACGTTGATGGAGTTAAAAGAACTCAAGTTCACCCAGTATTAGACAATAGGAACAGCCCTATAATGAAGCCTAATGCGTTTCATATTAACACATCAATTCAAAGGTGTTTAGCTAAGGCTATTGCACTTCATGGTCTTGGTCTGTATATTTTTGCGGGAGAGGATTTACCAGAGGCTGACCCGATTACTGCTAAACAAGCTGAAGAATTAAATGCTTTAGCAGATAAGATAAAGGATAAAAAATTGAGAGATGGTGTGTATAACGCTGTATCTCAAGGCAAAGTTGACGCAAGTAACTTTGAAGCATGTAAAGAACAATGTAATAAAATAATAATAGAGGAGAAAGAAAATGGCTAATTCAAATGACATGTTTGACGACTTGTTAACAAACAAAGAAAGTTTCTTTGTACCGACTAGCACTCCAAGCAAAACCTCAGTTGCTCCAAATGTACGAGGCGAGTTTTATGGACACCTAGCTGACGCACAAATGAAAGAAGTTTCTTGGACTAAAGACGGAGAGAAGTTTAAAGCAATAGTTTATAATTACTCATTCGTTGTTGATGAAGCAAATAAGTCGCAAAGCTATACATATGCTAGCTATAAAGACTCATCAGAGCAAGTTGCATCTGGAGAGGATTATATTGGTCGTTCTTACAAGGCTAACGGAGTTTTTAGATTCCTAGAGCCTAGTGAGGGAGATGATTTCAAGTCTAATGCATCTGGCAATAAATCTTATTTTAGATTCTGCGAGACGCTAGGCTTGGATATAGAAAAGAAAGTCGCACAAATCGATGGGCAAGATGTAGAAGTTAAAATCTTACCATCACTTGACCCTTCTCAAATCAACGGAAAACCTGCAATAGCAGTTGTTGATAAAGGTAAACCATATACTACGAAAGATGGTAAAGAAAGGACACCATTTGTAGTTAAGTTTATCAAAACATGGGAAGGCGGAGAAGTTAAGAACGATGACATTCCTTTCTAGAGATAAGAGGAGACGTGTAGGTCGAGCAAAAGAGTTTTTAATTAACACTCTTTATGGCTTTGGTCTAAACGGAAGAAAGATATCCAAAATTGTGGGGGTATCGAGAGCTACTGTGTACAGACACATACGCAAGTAGCATATGGGAGACTCTGCTATCCGCGAGGAAGTAGGGAGTGTTTTTTGGGCTCCCTTTATTTGCCTAACAGCCCATCCTTTCGCACTCTGGTTCAGTCTCCCAAGAATTATAGGTAGCATGATGTTACCTCGTCGAAAAGAGAACGGGAGTCTTCGGACTCCCTGACTCGATAGGAGGAATATGAAAAAAGAGTCAAGCCATATACGAAATGTAAGAAAAGTAAAAGAGATTGCTAATGGATGTTGGTGGGTTGAGATGTATCTTATGGATAGATGTGGACTAACAACATCTTGGAAGACCGTTCAAGGTAGAAAAAGAGAGAGGTTTTAAGATGGTTAAAGCAGAAATGAATGATTTAATGGAGCATATATTTGATGAGGTTACTCGCATCAGAAATGCGGGGCAGACTGAGTATGCTAGAGATTTAGATAATGTATTTGCAAATTTTGAAAGAGTCGCATCGTTTACGGGTACGACAAGAGAGAAAGCATTATTGACCTACATGATTAAGCACGTTGATGGACTATGTGCTTACGCTGATGGTCATAATTCACAACGAGAAGATGTTAGAGGTAGATTGACAGACATCATAGTTTATGCAATGCTATTCTGGGGAATGGTAGTGGATAATAAAAACAAAGGAGATAGTAATGGGTAGAGCCATACAAATGGAAAAGGATATTGATATCCTAAAAAAAGATGTACAAGAGCTAAAAGACATACTTAATGACATTTTAAATGAGGTACAAGAAGATGACAAAAAAGAAATTAAAAAAACCGACACTAAACGAAGTAAAGCAAGTAGTGGAAAATCTGATACACGACACGACGATAGTAAATCAGAAGGTTGATTCTATAGCATTAGTGGTCAATGACTATATAGAATATAAGAAAGATGAAACTAAGTTTTTGAAGTATTTACAGAAGAAAAAGGAGGCTAAAGATGTTAAGCAAGGAACTACTGATAAAAGTTCTAAGTGAGCATAATTGGGGGATATTCCTCAAGAGTAATCCTTTACAAGAGATGTCTACATCTAATGTTGGTATGATATATAAAATCAACGAAATAGATATAGATAGCGTTGTAAATGAATACAATACTATGCTTGATACTTATACCGACAAACCAGAAGAATAAAGGGAGAAAACAATGAACCAAATTGTAGATGAGTCTACTGAAAATGTAGTCTTAGGGAGCCTTATCCTCAATCCAGATGAATATAACATGGTCGCACAGTATGTACCAGAGAATGAAGTGTTCTCACAAAAGAAGTCAAAGAAGCTGTGGGAAAAGATAACAAAGATGCGACAAACAAGCCAGCATATTGATACGCTTACAGTATGTTCATCCATTACTACTGATGACATGAATAGCGGTATTACAAAGAGTTATGTTATTGATTGCACGAGCAATGCATGTATGGTAGGTGCTACCGAAGCATATGCACAGAAAATATATGAGAAATATCTTCTGCGAAGAATTGTGCAAGAATCTGATAAAATAAAGCATGATGTATTGCACTATGGTACAGATGTATATGAGTTGATTGGAGATGCACATACGCTTATGGGAGAACTTATAAAGGTTAGACCAGGCATGAAGTTTAGCATCAATGAGGCGATGGCAGAGACAGTTAAAAGTATGGGTAGCGGTGACAAGAGAATGATACGTACTGGGTATCCTAAGATAGATAGCTTCGCAGGTGGTCTTACAAGAGGAGAGATTACGATTGTAGGTGGCAGACCAGGTCATGGTAAAACTACGTTCCTTGTAAATCTACTTGCATCACTTGTGGGGAAAGGGTTTAAAGTCGCGGTGTTTAATAGAGAGCTACCTAACACAGAGGTGCTTAAAAAATTAATATGTATAGAAGAACCTAAACTAAACTATAGAGATGTGAGGCGTGGAATATTCTCAGAGAAAACTGTAGAACTTCTGAGACAATCACAGAAAAAGATTACATCTAAGTACAGCGAAGACAAGTTTATTATGTTTGATGATGTCAGAGACTTTCCTAAAACTGCATCAGAAGTAAAGAAATTTAAACCCGATGTTATTATAGATGATTATATACAGCTTATAACTCCTTCAACAAGACAAGATACAAGACGTCTACAGCTTGAGGAGATTTGCAATGCATATAAATGGCTTGCTAAAGAAAGTAATGCATCTGTAATCCTAGCATCACAACTTAACAGGTATTTAGAAACAAGAGGTGGCGAACATAAAAGGCCACAGCTTTCTGACCTTGCAGAGTCTGGAGCAATAGAACAAGTGGCAGAGAACGTATTCTTTATATATAATCAGTATAAAGTAGACCCTGCTCACGGGAGTCAAAATGAGCTACGTCTTATTGCCAGTAAAGTACGTTATGGTGAGACTGGCGAGGTTACGCTTGGTTACCATGGAGACATCTGTACGATATACGATGAACTACCAATACCTGTATATGGAGCAAATTATGCCAAAGAGCAACTCAAAATTAATTAAGTATATAGGTATAGACCCTGGTAAGGGTGGTGGCATTGCAATGCTACAAGGTAGAACAATGAAGGTCAATAAGTGCCCAGCAACAATCGATGATATGTCTATGATGTTCGCGTTACTCATAGGCGACACTCCTCCTAGTAACATCCGTGTTATTATTGAAAAAGTCTGGGCACGACCTACAGATGGTAAATCATCTATATTTACCTTTGCACAAAACTATGGAAATTGGGAGGGTATAGTCTCTTCGCACGAAATAAAAACATATTACGTGACTCCTCAAGTATGGATTAAATCCATTGGGTGCCCTCCTAAGCTTTCCAAGAAAGACCGTAAGAACTATTTAAAAGAACTGGCAAAGAAAAAATATCCAAAGGTAGCTAAGAAAATCATATTAGCAACAGCAGACGCTGTGCTCCTAGCAGACTATGGAAAGAACATTGCTAAAATTAAGTGACATAGCAGAAGTATTTGGAGAACTAAAACGAGTAGCTGAAGGAGGCAAACTAGTGGGCATAACATACGAAGAAATGAAGAAGTTTGATTTAGACTTAAAATTTGGCAAAATTGGAGAGGATTTTGTTAAAGACATGCAGAATGGTAACACCATGATAGAAGTTAAGACAGAACGCGATATATGGAAGGATACAGGCAATATAGCTATAGAGGTTAGATGCAATGGCGTTCCATCAGGTATTTCTACTACAGGCTCTGCAGTTTGGATACATTTACTGAGTTATAATAATAAGATAGAAGGTGGATTTATATTTTCAGTAGATGATTTAAAAGATAAGATTAGAAGATTGTTGAAAGAAGAAAAAGCTAGGCTTGTAATGGGTGGTGATTTTGACTCTAGTCAGATGGTATTACTACCAATTAAAGAACTATTTTAACGCTTTTTTTATTAACTTTACTGCCTCTGGGTCTCGTAAATATTTATGTATTAACTTTTCCATTTCATCTACTTTTGTAAAGTATTGTCCCTCTAATTTCCTAAGTTCATACATATATACCTTACCTCTTTTTTCATCTTTGTTAAGCCATTTCACCCATTTAGCAGTTTCTACAGGTTTTTTCTTAACTGGAGATAAAATATTAGGATTCATTCTAGTGATAGAGGCTTTAACTTGCTTTACTGCTTCTTTTATAGCTTTAGAATACCCATTTGGGCCTCTATACTTTGTATGTTCTCCATTTTTATCTACGTCGTTCCTATAATATTCTGTTGCAATCCCATACACAGATATTGCATATTGTCTGGCCGCTTCATCTGGAGTTCCCATAAGAAAAACTTCTTTTAATTCTCTGTAAAATGGGTCTTTAGTAGTTGCAATTCTATCTCCAAAATCAGGCCCGTCAGGCATAACTTCATTTTTAAACTCGTAATATAATGCTCTGTATTTAGACGAGCCTTTATTAAGAGCGTTTTTCTCTCCTCGCTTTCTTATATTAGATAAGTATGCTCTATAAGCTGAAGATGTGTTCTTTAAAAGGTCTTCTAATGATTGACTTTTAGTTTTAGTTCCTTCTATAGGGGCTCTAAGAGCAGTTACAAACGCTTTACCCCATTCATATAAAGCAGGATATACAGTCATATCTGCGCCTTCTCCATCCATCATTCTAAGCACATCGGTGGCAAGTCCAAATGTTTCACCTCTTACAAGCAATGTTTTCATATAAGTATCCCAGTTAGAATTTTCCTCTGGAACATTTGACTGTAAAAGATAACTATACATTGATATTAATGCTTGCCCTGTAGCAATAGGAGCAAGACCCATCATTGCAATTTTTATATAATCATTATTCTTTTTTGCTAATTGAAAGTTTCTTAATTGATTTCTGTTAAACTGATACGCCATCTTTTTAAATAAAAGCATTGGCTTAACCATACCTTTATCCCAGTAATCTGGCATAAATAATCCTTGAGCAGAGCCTTGAGTGTTTATATGTGCATAAGTATTGATTTGATTAGACATTACTTCTAATTCTCTTTTAATTTTTGATGCTTCAAAAGAGTCCTTAAAAGAATGTCCATCAACACCATTTAGGCCATACTTTTTAAACAAACTAACCTGTCTATCACTCATGTGATAAAATTCTTTTAATCTATCTGTTGCATTTCTAATAGCTTTTTCTGACGAGCCTGAAGATTGAAGTATTTTTACCAACCTAGCCGCATCATATTTAGCACTAGCTATTGCAATAATTCTATTCGCATTCTCTGTAGGCTTCATGCCTCCGAGTGCAAACATAGCATCCCATATCTTATTAGTTCTTATATCAGTAATATGCCCCACACCAACAGAAGTATCAAGAGTCATCCTAACATCATTCCTAAAATCTTTTGACATCGATAAAACAAGGCCTCTCATATAATCTCGCAAATAAAATGATGACATATTAATATTTTGACCTAAAAATAAGTTTTTAGCCCCAGCGGTAATAAAACCTAGCGCAGTTTTAGAATAAATTCCTGCTAAACTATTTGCTCCTGTAACAAAAACACCATTATCCCCATACAATCTTTTATTAATACCAAGCTCTTTATCTATTTGAACTTCTAACCAGTTACCCCATTGTTTATTTTTTAATTTTAACGAGCCTATAAGGGCTTCTGTTTGCCTTCCTTTAATATTTGTATCTTTTAACTTAACCATATCTGGAAACATCTCAGCATTAGCTAAAAACTTTGACATCCCTGCGGCATATGGTTGTATATAGCTATTAAAATCAGTTTCATATACTTTAACATTTTTACCATTAATCTCTATAATTTCTGGTAATTTAATGTGCCTTGTTTTTAATGCACTAGACGTTGCTTTTGCTCTTGAGAATTTAAACATATCATTAATAGAAGCTTCTACTTCCATTCTAGCAATCTCATCAAACTCCGCTATCTGTTCTTTTGTTACATCTTTCTTTTTGTATTTTTCTTGTGCAAGTCTTTTCGCCAATTTGTTCTTAGGCTCTTCTACAAGTTTATGATAATACTTCCCGCCATTTGACTCATCAAACAGCTCTCTAAATTGTTTTGTTGTAGTACGAGTAAGATAAACATTGTCTTCTATCCAATTAATAGGATGATTTTCTAAAAACTGTTTGTATTCCGCTTCTGATTTAAAAGCTGCTTTAACTGCTGTATAGTATGCATCTTTATTATATTGTCTGTAGTCATCCCACATTAATGCTACTTCTGCTTCTCTTGTAGCAGGCTTACCATCTTTGTCTTTTTTAACAGCATCTATAACACGTTTGTATTTTTTATTGTTGAATTTAAATTTATCTTTTTCAACAATAACATAATCACTTTCAAAAGTATTTTTAATAAACTTGCGCTCATATGGTTTTAATATATTTTTATTTAATCGCTCTAAGTATCGTTCAATATCCATTAGATATAAAGACTTTTTAACATTGTTAAGCTCAATCTTATTGACTCTATATAATGAATTAAATTTATCTTGGAACGCATTAAATTTAGCATAATGCTCTGATTCAATACTTGCTCTTGTTAGTAATTTTTTACTTAATACTTTTTCCCCAAGCATTTCAACGACTTCCCATACTGGTATAAAAGATTTAGCTATACCGCTCATTATGCCTTCAAGCTTTTTTATTTTTTTAAACTTTGATGAGTCACTTTCTACTTTTGCATCAAATAAATATTGTTCATTGTCGACAGGAATATCTTTTGCAGGCTCTTTAATAGCATATTCAAACTCAGCAAGCTGTCTGCTATTAGCACGCACAATATCTCCGTTAGGGACACCTAGTGCTGTTAATACTTTGTTGCTTTGCGTCTTACTAAGCACAGTATCTTTTAGTTTGTCAACCCTTGCCATTGTTCTTAATTCATTTGCTTTATTAGATAGCTTCATTAAGTTTTTAGAAGAATCTATATCAAGTTGTTTAGAAAATCTATTAATGTCAGCCTGTGTTGTGTTAGGGTCATTTAATTTAAATTTAGCAGGATTTTTTATACCAGCTCGGGTCGCGACAAACTCTGTTATCTGCCTTGACTGCAAAGCACTCACTTTCTTTTTAGGCTGTTTTACAAACGATTTGTATTTAGCCTGTGTATCCTCTATAAGTTTTATTTTCTTCTCAGAAACAGGCTTTACAGGCTCTATATCACCCTTAGTAGTTTTTTGAAATAAAGATTGTTGCTGAACATCAGTTTTTGGTATACCTGTTAACTGATAATTAACATCATCAAACACATCTACTATTTGACCTATGCTTGTATTTAAATCATTTTTCATTGTAGAGAATTGTTTGTCAGTTAAAGGCTTATCTGTCATTGATTCAAAAGCAGATTTTAATTTAACGTTATCTTTAGCTACACTATCAAGTATAATTCTAGTCTCATTAAGCGTTCTAGCTCCATCTTCTGCCATCCATCTTGCATCTTCCTTAGATACTTTATTGCCCTGTATTTGCTCATCAGTATATTTATTTGCAATCTTCTCTAACTTTGCTGACCGTTCTTTAAAATCTTTTAAACTTTTAATATCATCAAAAAGATTTACGTCTTGTAAATTTAACTCTTCAATAACTTCTCTTGATAGTTCAGGGTTCTTTAAATTTTGACGAACTCTTACGAGCATATCATTATTCATTTGCCCTTCTTCTATATTTATGTCTTCTATTTTAGCAGCAACTTTTGACATATTATATTTAGATAAAATTTTACTACCAGCAAATAACGATGCAACCATCGAACCATCAGCAGCTACATTTGTAAACCACTCATCAGAACCTATCATAGGATAGTCTTTAAAATTATTTAATCCAATCTCTTTGTAGAATGAAGGTAGTGTAGCGAACGCTACGGTCTCTACAGATGCTTGTCCAGGTAGTCCATATAATGCTTTCTGTGATGCAGATAAAGTCTCTCCACCCTCTTTTGCAGCATTTACTTTCATCGCGTACTTAGACCCTAGTAACCCTCTGCCAACAACACCCGCAGGGAAACCTATAAGAAATGACTCTAAGAATCCATCTCCAGCATCTGACATTACTTGGGATACATCAATACTGCCCTTTTCAGATTTTTGATTTGCCGCAGAAGCTGTGGCTGCATAAGCAGAAGATATCATTCCAAACGCAGTACCATCTTGTATCCCAGATTCTACTAATTGCTTGGCTAATAATTTGTTTTTAGGGGCTGCAGTTTTAACTAAAGATTTAACTCCTGTTGCTTTTGCTACGGCTGTAGATGCTTGTGCTGCCTTTGCTCCTAATCCTGCCCCAGAAACATATAAAGCAATTTCCATAGGAGAAGCCATACCTGTAATAAAACTACCTACTTCTGCTCCCCATCCTGGGTCATAATCACCTATATCATATTTTGGCTTACCATACGTTGCTTGATATGCAAGGCCAACTAAAGATTGATTATAAGACTTTCTAAAAAATTCTGGAGAAATCCCTAATATAGGAATACCTGAATCTGTAAACATCTCAGACGCTCCACTTAAACCTATTTGATATACAGACTCTAAAAATCCTTTTGACGCATCTGGAGAAACATCAACATCTTGATATCGATTGCTTAACATTGGAGCATTTTGCTCGGGTTCTATTTTATTTGCAGGGGGTTCGTAATCAGGGACTTCTACACCTTGAGATTCAAAAAGTAAATTTTTCCCATAAGTATAAACATCTAAATCACTCATGTCTTGAGTAAATTGTGGTCGTTTATTTCTAAAATATTGTATTAAATCGTCTTGATTATTTACGTTTTGCATTAATTGTATAAATATTTTTTATTATTTTTCGTCAGCATACCCAAACTTAGCAAAAGGTGTAGCTAGCAATATTCCTTGCTCTAACTCATTAATTGTTTTAGCTTTTGAGTGCTTACTCATCATACTTGCTAATTTTTGATTTGAAGTTAAATCATAATTTAAGCCTAGCAATTCTTTTAATATTGGTATTTGACCTTTAAGTGCCTGGTAAGAGCTATAATCTTGCTTTCTATTTTCTCCTACGGAATAATATTTTTTTAATTGTTTTATTGCGTTAAAAATACTTGATTTTCCACCGCTAGGAAATCCTTTTTCTCCACGAAATGAACCAGGAAATTTTTCGCTAATTAAATATTTTCTTAATAAACTTTTGCCTAGCCTTCTATTTTCTTCAGTATCTGATTCTTTTGCAATTCTATCAATTAAATCTCTTTCTTTTTTTGAAAATTCTGATTTAGTCAAATCAAAGTTAGATAGAAAATCATTTAAATTATTAAATGTCAATACACCTTCTTTATCCATTGTTTGTTTAATATATTTTTTTGGTTCTGCTCTTCTAAGTTGCCCAGTCCAAGAATATGTACTATCATTATCAACCATACCTGCCTTCACTCGTCCATTAGAATCTACCTCATGTTCTCTACCTTTATACATAATAGTATTTTTCTTAACTTTTTTAACAGGCTCTCTAGCTTGCAACAATTCTGCATCGGTCATAGCTGTATCTGTCTTAGCTTCAACTTTATCTTGGTCTTTAGCGTCACTTACAACAAATGATTCACTTAAATTTAAATCAGAAAAATCAATATTTTGAGAATCTTGTGTTGATTTTTTAATAGTTTCTTTATTAAAATCATCATCGTCACCAGTTGGCTCTATATTACCATAGATACCCTTTACATCCCAAGCTTCTAACCCTCGTATAGCTCTCTTAATACCTGCATCATTTTTTTCTATAAGGTCATTTAGCATTACTGTAAATAAACCTTTATCTATATTTCCTGATTGAAGTTGTTTAAAAAATTCTTCAGTATCTTTTTCTGGGTCTCCAGTTAAAGCAACTGGATTTACAGATTGCACGTCTTCATTGTTAGCGAAATCCTTAGTATTTTCTACATATGCTGCTTCATTAAATTCACCTTCTTTATAAGTTCTAAGTATTGAACTTAATTTAGTAATAGCGTCTTTATTTGAGCCTCTTCTGAATTTCAACTCGTCCGTAAACATTTTTCTCTGATTTTCTCCAGTCTTTATAAAAGCATCAATATCAAAACCTTCTTCTCCAGTTAATGATACGATTACTGAAGCTTGCTCTGGAGATATAACTCCATCAATAGCTGCCCCTGAAACTACACCTTGTAAAACTTCATCATGCCTAGCTTGTCTTTTAATTAACTCCGCTAAAGACATTTCTCCTTGACTCCCATCATCTCTTGTGTAAGGGATTTTCATTGAAGGTATTGTCTTCATTCTTCCATAACCATCTTTACCTACAAAATTTTCAATCAATGAATTAAACCCTGCAGCTTTCATTCTTCTTTCAGCAACACTAGCAAGATATCCACCTTCTTTCTTTTCTTTAGCAATATTATCAGTAAAAGAGCGAACTAAATCTGCCTCAGTTAGTTCATATAACGGTGTCCCTAAAACATTATTAGAACTCATAAGCTCAGTTGCTAGTTGGCTTGCTTGGCTTCTTACATCTGTATAATTACTACGTTTTTTAGAAATAGCAAAATCAAGTGTTTCATTTAATATATTACCTGCTTGATTATTGTATACTTTATTAGAAGATATATTATCTTTCATTCTTTGCAGTCTATCTAAATCTGCTGGAGTGGTATAATTATCAATAGTTTCGTACAATACTTTCATCGCATTAATGTCAGAAACTTCTCTCTTTTCTTGTATTTGCTGAACACCAGAAGATATAGCTCCAACAGTAGTAATTAAATTATTTAACTTATTAATAGGAGACTCTTCGTCAAACCCCATATTTACATTAACACCTGATGGTAATCTTTTTACTGCCATTAATCTATTGCTCCTACATCCTGCCAACTTGCAATTGTTCCATATAAATCATCAAGTGCACTCGCTCTTTCTGCATCTACATCGCTATATATATTTTCTACCCCGCTCATGAATGAGCCTTCAGCAATATCTTGATACTGCTCTCTTTGCCCATAACCTGCAAAATCCCCACCTAATGCGGTAGCAGTCTTACGTTTATCAATTAATCTATCCACTAAAGGCTTTTTTTCTTTTTCAATATATGGATTATAAAAACCTGTAGTTGTTTTTCTTATTTGCTCCATAGTCAAAGGTTTAACTGATTCTAATAAATTTTGAGTATTGCCTTCATATGCATCTTCTCTATATTTTTCTCCTACGCCTGGTAAGTTTTCTAATATAGACTCTCTACTCAATGGATTAAAACCAATCCCGCCAAATGATTCTGGGGATGTATATTGAGATGACAATGTATTACTAGCAGTACCAAATCCCATTGTAGCAATAAGCTCAGAAGCGGGTACAAATACCCCTGTATCAGTAGTAACTCCTTCCGTAAAAGCTTGTGCATTTAAACCAATTGTTTCGCTAATACCTGAAGCTTCTGCAGAAGATAAATCTAAATCTCCAGTAAAAAATTTTGCTAAGCCTTTCCTAGTCTCTTCATTCAAATCATCCCATGGTGTTAAATTGTCAAATCCTTCATACCATTCTTTTGTTTCATTTTCTATATTGCCAAACTCTTCTGAACTACGAACTCCCATCGCTCCTATATCTCTTCTAACACTTGGACTTAATAATTTATCTAAAAAACTTGACATGGTTATCTGATTCTCCTTCGTGGTGCATCTATTTCGCTAAAACTAATATCTCCTGGTTGACCTATTAAATAATCAATTAAAGGTGATTTACCTGCTCTTAATAATGAATATGGATTAAATGTTGCACTTATGTTAGACCTTGGTATACCTAGCGTAACAGGCTTGGTGATTGATTTAGCAGTTTTTGATAAAACTTCGCCCTCTTTACCACCAAATGTTTCTAAAATTCCTTTAAGAGCGTCTGTTCCTGTAGTAACTGCTTTATTAATTTTAGGCATTTTTGTTGATATATTTGGAATACTTTTTAATTGCCCTCCGAGACTAATACCACTTAATACTGCGTCTAAAATATTTCCAGTTTTAGCAGCTCCTCTAGCTCCCTGTAAATATTGTTCTCCCTCCATACTAGCTTGACCTACTGCATTTGCCAGAATTGATTCTAAAGGTGTTCCTTCGAATCGTTTCATTGTATCACTATCTAATGCGCCTAATTCTCTTAAATTATCTATATATTTTTTATAATCTTGGTCAGTTAAAATACCAGTACGAACAGAATCTAATAACTGTAACGCTGCACCTGCAGGACCTAAAGCTCCAAACACTAAGCCTTTAAGAAGATTAGCCCCAAAACCACCTCCAAAAAAATTACCACTTTTAGATTTTTTTGATGCTTGGTCTTGTATTTTTTGTAATTGTTCTTCTAATGCTTGATTAGCCGCTTCGGTTTCTTGTTGTCTAAATTGATTTGCAGCAACTTGCCTGCTAACGCCATAATCTTGAGCTGCTTTTTGTGTTGAAAATCCTCCGAGTCTAGCCATAATATTTCCCTTCGTAGTCTAACTTGTAATTTATGTAATTTTTTTGTTTATTCATAGTACAATTATTCTCCAGTAACTATCGTTGCAGGCAATGCAACAGCCTTTACTATTATTGGTGGATAATGTTTTCCTGACGCTCTAAATCTACCATGATGTATTTGTGCAAATGCACCACTTGTTTCTGCAGCTGCAATCCAATATGTATATTCATCTCCTGCAGTTAATCCTGTTACCGCCCAATTTACATTAACTACATCAATATCAGTTTCATCCATTCTATGGCTAGTATTATCATAAGTGTGAGTTTCATTTATTTCAGTAAACGAAGAAAGGCTAGATAAAGCAAAGCCAATGCTAGTAGAGCTTGAAAAAACTCGACAACTAAATTGTATTTCAACATTTCCTGATGGAGGTGCTTTAAATGTAACTTTTACATCTGTGCCTTGATTTGTTTGTAAAACTGTCATTGTGTTAGTTAAATTTATTAAATTATCAAGAGAAGCTGTTCCATTATTTTGTATTCTTGTATATCCTAATATCATACCAGCATAAGCACTATTAGCTGCACTAAATTCTGTGCCAGCTTTTTTTGCTATAAAATTACCACTTGCAGAATCTAATATAATGTTTTTTGCTGAATCTAATACAATATCTCCATCTGCATCTAATGTAAGATGAGCAGCTGTTGCATCATCATCTTCTGTTTCTATTGTAGTAGCTCCATGAGCATTAGTAGTAATTTTAAATAAATCTCCAGTATCTGCAGAGCTTGTTATTTGTAAAGCTGTACTTCCATCTGTTCCATTAATAGTAACATCTGTAAACGTACTAGATGCAGCAGTTCCTCCAATATCGCCTTTTATTTGAGCAGCTGTTCTATATCCTATTAATCCATCTGTAGTAATGTGTAAATATCTGTTGTCACCAGAAGAGCCATCGCCATTAGAAGCCGTCCCTGTAGATGTTATTCCGCCAGTGTCGTTAACTTTTAATTTACTAGAACCATCTACTTGCAAATCCATTACATTCATAGTATAATTAGTAGTATTTCCACTAGTTTTATCTAAATTAATAGCAATTCCATTAAGAGTTCGTGCAAGTCCACTTGATGAATCAACTGTCGCTGTACCTGATATTAAATTATGTGTTCCTCCGCCAAGTGCACCAGTATATGTTTGTGAAACCACCATATTACTAATAGCTTTATTGCTATCTACGACAATAGCTTTGGATGCGGTTAATATCCCTGCAGTAGCGTCAGTCAAAGCAGTAGCCTTAATTTCAGATGCAGTAACAGCCCCAGTATTTCCATCAACTTCTGTAACTTTAGCTGCAGTATATGTAGTAGATAGTTCAACATCTCCATCGTCAGCAGCATTTCTAATATTTAACGCACCACTACTGTTTTTTAATTGTATGTTTGCAGCACCTGGTTTTCTTAATATAGCTGAATCAAGAACAGGTCTATTGCGTGTAGAATTTTTTAATGAACGTACATCTTTTAACAATGCATTTATCTTACTATTTAAATCTGACGTATTAACATCTAAGTTAATAGAATGCCATTTATTAGCGTCTTTAACAAAAAGTTTTTTACCGAAAGGCGTTGTTCTTATTGTAATATCGCCATTCTGCCCCTCTAAACGCTGAGGGGTTCCTTTCCCAGATGTTACACCTCTTGAACTTTTAATAGCCATTATCGGATATTTTTCTCTCTATATATAATTGTTATATCATTGATTGCAAATTCTTTTGGAATAAACCCTACATCGTAATATGAATTAGTTGACAAAATCACTCCATTAGTATCATCGGTATCTTCTAGTCCATCATCTACGCTATCTAAATTACATTGCCTAGAGGTGCCTATATAATCATTAACTCTTCTTTGTAGTCCAAACCCTGGTCCTGCAAATATATAAATAGGTTGACCATTATAAGTATCATTGCTACTTGATGCACTAGCATCTAACTCTAAATGATTATCTGAATTAATTTGAGAATCTTTTAATGCAAAATTGGCTCTACCCGCATTTGCAAACTCAAACTTTAATTGAAACGAAAATACATTGTTAATAGAATTAGTAGGCTTTAAAGCGACTGTTATCCAATCATCTGTAGAATTAGCTTGACTTCCAGAGAAAGAATCAAATCCTTTAGTATTGCTATATAAAGTAAAACTTGAATCAGTTTGACCTTTAATCAGTGTATTGTCAAATCCTTCAGTAAATGTATTAGAACCATTGGTTGCATATTTAGCAATAACACCTGACGTATATCCACCTGCTTTAAATGTTACATATACTTTGTAAATTTTTTTTCTTCGACTAGGATTGCCAAAATCAATATCTTTTGTTTGTATGTTAAAGCTATTTGCTGCACCATTCCATTGATATAAATTTTGAGAAGAATCATTCCATTGATTAAAATTACCACGTGAAGGCATTAAATCATTGTTGTGTGCAACAACAAGTTTTTTATCTTTAGTGCTTACCATATTTGTTCTATATATTTTACTTTCTGACATTAAGCTAATGGCCCTTCCCCATCTGTTACAATTAATGGAGGTGATACTTTAGGAGTTCCTGACACTTCATCTACGTCTGCATCATCTACGCTTTCGCTAATATACCATTTAAATAATTTTTGACATTGTATAATTGCACTTGTAGATAAATCATAAATAAAACCACCGCTGTTTGTAGCTGCATTATTTAATGTTTGCACAATTACTTTATTAGAGTTTTCGTGATATCCTAGTATAACAGGTGTTTCTTTGTTCTCATTAATAGACCATTCTTCAGACTTAAACCTATCTTCTGATACTTGATTTAATTTTTCTCCATCATATAAATACAATCCATTACTATTTGCCCACACTACGCCTTTATTTGTTCTAACAACTTGACTTGGAGATAACACTCCTGCTCCTTGCCATGTTTCTAATAGCTCTTCACCTTCACTTGTAACTTTAATTAAAAATGATGTTTTTTCTTTATACTGAATTAATTTATCTCCAAATGATTCTAGTTTAACAATACTATCTCCATCTGCAGTGGCTACGTCAATAAAATGCGTGCCATCATCTGGGAATGTATCAAACTTATCTGCATCAGCTCTCATCATTCTATCTGGAAATGTTCTATTGTTTATTTTAAGATTACCTATATATACTTTTCTTTGTATTGTTGCAGATGTTTTATACATTGCTGCAAGATTAGTTCCTGCAGGATATCCATTTTCTGACTCATAACTTAGCAATGGAATACTTTTAATAGTATCGCCATTTAAATTAGATGTAACTAATGCTTTAGCGTCTGTAGTATTAGTCGCATCCCATGCATTACTACTAATATCTCCTAATCTTAAAATTTCTGTATCTCCGTCTTTACCATGACATACATATGTTCCATTTTTTAAACTTACATCATATAAAAGTAAAAAATCTTCAGCTAATCCTTCACCCATCATATCTACTTGTTTCATGTAAATTTTAAATCCTTCAATTCTTTCATTCCAACTATTGTTTTGGGTAGAGCCACTCCTTGAGTTATTACATAAAAATGCAATACTAGACTTAGCCGCTGATTCTAAATCTCGCAAATCTAAAGCATTTGTTGCAGACATTTCATTAGTAACGTCTTTCCATACTTGCACACTATTAATAGTTAATGATGGTGCATTACCGTCTTTATCTACAAATTTTATTGAAACTCCAATTGTTGAAGTGCTACCTGCTGCTATTTTTGCTGTGTGAGTACCTGCTGAAGATATATCTAAATGTTCTGCTCCATCACCATTTTGACCAACGGCAACTATAGCTGCTCCATCAGTATAACTACTAACATTAACGGAGACATAATAATCTGCTGCATTTGTAATGCCTGTAGTTATAAAACCAAGATGTTTATTTGTTGCATTATTAACAACAACTCCTCCATTTTTAAGCTGCATATTCTCACCATCTGAACCAGCATTTAACAAATTAGCATCATAAGTGCCATCAGCACCAGCTGTGTCCCAATTACCAACTGTTTTAAATACTGACTGTTCTTGTGGAATTATACTAGTGTGCATATTAGCAATAGTAACATCAGATTCTTGGACTTCGTTTCCTCCGCCTTGATAAGTGTAAGACATTCCTAAAATATATTTATTTTTTAAATCATCACTAATTATTTCGCCTTCTAATGTTACGGTAGCATTGCTAAAATGCTGTTGCGTAATTGTTGCAGGTATTTCTGCAGCAATTTTAATAACATCTGAGCCAAGTCCAACTATTTCAAAAACTCCATTTAAAGATGAAACAGTAGATTGACATCCTGATATAATTACTGATTTACCTATAGAAAAAGGACCAGGAAAATCTGAAGGTGCAGTATTAGTACCTTTTACAACAATTGGTATATTTATTATTGGCTCTGAAGAACTTCCTGATTCTTCAGTTGTTTGCGTTCCAGAACTTAAAGCATTTATTGCAAATTCTTCATTATCATCTACAGCTTCAGTAATACCCATAAACACTTTTTCTGGCTCTGAAGGATATATTGAGCCTGCTAAAACTGTTGAAGCAGAAGAAGAAATTATTTTTCCATTTTGAAAAAAAGACAATGCTCCTGGGTCTGGTTTTTCTGGAGCTTGAATATCTTCTACCCACCTATTAATATTAACATTGGCTCCTGCTTTTTCTAACATTGGTCTATTAATATGAGTAAGCACTTTAGGTACATTAATTCTAAAAATAGATGAGTCAGTATGAGTTGTTGCAGTAGTTCCAAATTGACCTCTTTTTACTGGAATAGTCGTATCAGAATTATCTGCAATAACTTTCATAATTTCATTATTAATTCTTATGTATTCATCTTTTTTTAATATTAAACTAGATTCAGCTGTTATAGTTTCATTGGTTGCTGAAATTTCACTTACATGTGTATTTACATTTGTATCTAATTCGCAAAACTGCCCGTCACATACTCTAAGTCCATTACCTGCCATATAATATGTAGGTTTTACTTTTTCAGAAAATTGAACATCGCTAGGGTCTCCAACAGCATGAGCTTCTCCTAATTTTATTGCACTACTTATCCAAGCACTTAGTCCAAAAGAATCATGACACGAATCCCAAATATCAATATGAGCTCCGTTATTAATACATAAAAAATCTGTATTCTGTTCTCTTGGAGAGAAAGACTCTTCTCCTGGGAAAAGACTTACCATATTAAAATCGTGAGAAAAAGCAAATAAACCATAACCTGGAGTCAAACCTTGATTAGTATTTAAAATATTAAACCCACTTGAATTATCAGGAGACACTACAGTATTTTTAACATTTGTTGTTTGATAAGGCTCTAATGCATTGCCAGGCAATGTAATTCTACCAATACGAGAAACATCAGCATTAAACAATTCTTCAAACTGATTATCTTGAATATCTCTTGGGTCTGCTAGTTGATTGATTCCTCCTGAGAAGTCTTCTATTTTGTAGGCTTTTTTGGGCATTTACTTCTTTTTACTTAATACTGCTTCTAATACTTCCATTACAGCGTCAAACAAAGAATCAAATATATCTTCTTCTTTAGCTTCTGAGACTAGAGGAATGTTTACTTTCTTGTTAATGCCATCTACAATTTCTTCTTTATTACTTTTTAGGTAAGTTATTATCATGTCTACCATGAGTCTTTTTCTCCTTGTTGTTAAATATTAAATTAAATCTTTTGGCAAATGATTTTGACCATTTAACTCTTTGCTTGTCACCTTTACCATTCATTATTGTTTCTTCTCTTTTTTGTTACAAATTTCTCTTTAAGTCCATTTCCGCTTAAACTAGCAAGTATTTCTACGATAGCATGGTAACTAGCCTTAATCTCTTTTGTTTCCATTAAAGACTGTTTTTGAGCGTCTATAAGCTTTATGGTTATCCCTTCGAGCCTTTCAAAGGATTCTCTTAGCTCTTTTTGTAATTCATCCTGAATCCAAGTTGTTTGAGATTTTGCATAATATCCAAGAGCAATAACCATCATGACTGGCAAACCAAAGCGTTCAAGTAAGTCAAACATCTCCATTGTTACTTCTTCCTTTTAATTTCACTTATTATACTTACAGCATAAATAACAAAAATAATAAAGAAACAAAATCCTATTAACCAACTACTCATCCTTTAATCAATTCTCCCCATAATGATGCTTTGCCGTCAACAATCTGTACGATATTAACCGAAAAATTTCCTTTATCAAAAAAATCCACAATGGCGAAAGCGTGAGACCAATTAATTTTTCTTCCTCCAAGCCAATCATTTTGTTCTTCTGTCATATCCTTGAGGCAACCTATACTCCACGCTGACTTCACCCCATCCATGTGCGTTACTGACGATTGCTGTAAATCGTGGTGATGTCCGTACATTACATTTGCACCAAGACGCATTAAATGATTTCGAGCATGATGAGTTCCCGCGAAATGATGGCCATGGTAAAAATGAAGATTCCCAACTTTTAGAAACTTCCCCGCTGGATGATACTTGTAACCTCTTTCTTTTAATTTTACGCATTCTTTAAACCTATATCCTTTTAAAAATGGATGTTCATCTACAAACTTGTTCATCCAATCATCATGATTACCTTCTATCATGTGTTTCGTTTTACAATTAACTTTGTCTAACGATTCATCTATCCAGTCCATCCCTGCATTTACCTCTGCTATATCTTGGTCAATAAAAGGTAATTGATACTCTAAAGGTGGACGTTTCTTTCTTTTCCATTGCCAATGAGATGCACCGTGCCATTCTCCAACATCTCCTAAATCTATATATATATCTGGTTTGACTATTTCAATTGCCTGTTTTAAGCAGCTAATTGCTGACATATCAGCCAAAGGAAAATGTTTGTCGGGGGTGACAATTGCACGTTTTACCACCCCCTTAGACTTTCTAGCCATTTATTTCATTTCTTTGCGTAACTTCACTACCATATAGGCAAGTGTAACTGCAGCGATTAGTACTCTAAGCACATCTGGAATTGCTTCCATAAATGTTAGAGCTAGGCCGCCTAAGCCACAACATGAAGTCTTTAGTGTATCAAGCACTATTCTTCCTCCTTTGTTTCTGATTCTTTTTCAAGCTCTTCAAGAACTTCAATAGCTCCTTGTAGCTTTAATGCCAATGTAGTCATATCATTTATCTCTGACTGCAAAGACTGTCGTTTGCTTATCACATCTTCTAGCTGTTTATATACACTAGATAGCTTATCTTTATTTGACATCGTATCCCCTGCTTTATAATTTTGGTACTGATAATGCCCTAATACCACTTTTTCGATGTGGATATTGTTTTATCGTACGCTCATACTTTGACTTATAATATGCTGCTCGCTGTAAATCTCCCATATCTTCAAGCAATCTTGATTTAACATAATCTATAATTGCTGGATGTAAAGATGTATCTACACCAGAGTCAGCTCTTAAATCATCTGTTAATTGTGATACTTGACCATATTTTGCATGAAAATGTATTCTAAGACCATTTGTTACGCTAGTACCAGTATACGTATCATACTTATCTTGTATTGTTTGTGCGGTATCGCTTACGTCATTTGATACTACTTGGCACAATACACCTAATCTATCATCGTCATTATACCATGCAAAATAATCATTTGGGAAATCTCTCTTAGCCATTTATTCTCCTATGTTGATGCTATAAAAATTTGAACATCAACAGCACTACCATTAGGTCTTACTTGTATACTTCCTAAATCAGCCATTGCGCCAAAGCTAGGTGATGTATCTGCTTGTGATAGCATTAAATCATCAGCACTACCAAGTATATGGCTTTGACCTGCAGCTAATTTTACCTGATAAAGTGTTGCTGCGCCAACTATAGCTATTTCAACAGCATTAGCGTCATCTAAGTTTGTAATCCTTATATACTTACTATTTTCAATATCAATAGCTCCAGCAGCACCATGTACATCTGCATTAAAAGTTGCTATTGTAGTAGTTTGACTTGCTGGACAACTAACTATTCTTTGAAATATATCAGAAATACTTTCAATACTAACAGTATTTGTCCCACCTTGATTTTTTCCATTTAATGTAATAGACTCAGATATTGTAACTGTCATTGTTGAGGCTGTCACTGTACTTGCCATTTTTTACTCCTATGTTAATGAATCAGATGAATCATCTGAATCGTCTTTTAATAATTTATGTGGGTCAGCCAACTTAGGTATCATCACATATCTATTATCTGTATCTAAAATTTCTACTCTTGTGATATCAATAACATTGTCATCTAAAGGATACCACCTTTGCTTTGAATTTAAATTTTGTTTTTTCTGTGCAGTATGATGCTGTATCTTCCCTGACATATCCATCAATCCATCATTAATTAACTGCATCATATATCTTTCTGGCTGTCTACCCATAAGATATTCTACTTGCTGTATTAAATCTTTTACTTTCATTCTTCACCGCCTTGCTGAATATTTTCTAAACCCTCTAATGGATTACGACGTTTTTGGCCTGTTCCTCTTGGTGCCTGCGCTCCTACCCCTAAAAGATTTAAAGCTTGCGCATAATCCTGCTTTAAGGTCGTTATAATAGGCACATATAGCTCATCATCCTCTTCTATTGCAAGCAATGACTGTGCAGCTTTAATAGATGCATATAATACTACAATATATTCTAAATCATTAGGAAATCCATTGATTTCTTCATCGCTATGAGATACTGCAGTTAAAGGAACAAAAACAACTTCTGCTGGCTGAGAATTAGTAGGCGTTGGGAGTACATTAAGAACTCCTCCACTTACATAGTAAGCAGGGTCTGTTGCAGAAATAAACATTAAATCTTCTGGGTCAGAAGCTCTAGAAACTAAAGATATTGGAATTTGACGACACAATTGCTTAATACCATTTGCATTTTGCCTTGATACGCTTATAATGTTTCCTCTAGCATTATTCCCACTATCATTAAGAGAAAATGTAGAAGTGCTGCCATCTAATTCTTGAACAGTCAATATATCATTTAGTCTATCAGCAGGAAGTACATTGACTAGTTGTCTAACACCATCTCTTAAAAATTGAGTTATTGCTGCCGTATCAGTAAATGCGCCAACTAAATCATTTATTTGTGCGTTAAATGTTGCCATTAACCTCTATTCCTATCTGCAATATCTTG